CTCAGAAGGGTTTAACCTTCATGATGAGCCCGAATGCCTTCGAGCTGACGACAGCAAGTCGCTCGTACTGGAGGACGGCTAAGATACCGGCCATCGAGGTGACCGCACCAAGAATTGCATCCTTGCTGAGCTTCTTGCTTTCGCCAAGGGCTTTGGCTTTTGCAAGAGTCTCAACATTGCGAACAATGGTGGTGTAGTCATCCGATGAGGGATCGTGAAGCTCGGCATCCTTCAGAGCTGACTCGATGGTCTGCTGAATGGGGTCGGGGTTCTTCATAGTGGCTCCTTTCTAGGGTTTCATAATAGGACAGGTTTTTCTCGCTTAGACCTGCTTGACATCCAGCGTCACCTTTCCGTTCCGGAGCATCTCGCCGACGCCCTGGTCGAAAGTGGCGTGAATACCCTGAGACTCGTCCACGTGAAGGGCCCCGGAGGGCTGAGTGCCCGTGTACTTGTTCGAGCTGACGCCCAGAAGCACACCCAGGAAAGTGTCGACCGCAGCAATCGTTCCCGCGACCTCAGTCGGATAGGGAAGGTGCCACAGGGCTGCCAGAGTGACATAGAGTGCAGAGGTAGCCGGGAGGGCAACCAGAGCAACCCACTTGAGGATGTCGTAGGACTTGTTCGTCATCTGTTTCTCCTTGAGGTGCTTAGCCATCTTGTTTCTTCTTTGCGGGAGGTCTGGGAGTGGGGACGATTGGTAGGCGCTTGACCTCATCGACAATCCTCTCAGCAAGCCCATTTCCTCCGAACTCGGAGTAGGGCTCGTAGAGATACTTCATGAAGTCCTCATACTCATCGAGCGTGAGGTACCCTCGGTGAAGATACGTCTTTCCGACATAGACGATGCGGTCATGCGCCATACCAAGCAGCAGTTGGGTACTGGCTGACTTCCTTTCCCCGCGCTTCATAATCCATGCCCAGATCCCGGACGAGCCCAGCACCGAGAATACGATAGCCAGGCTCATGTCCAGGACTGGATTCAGACCGAAGTGCTGCATGTCATCCAATCGCGAAGTAGGGACGGACGCCCTGCTCCGAGGTGTAAGCCGCGGTGTACTCCGATGCGTCAGTACCCACATAGATCGAGGTGTTCGTCGTAGCGATGTCTCGAGTCCAGTAGTTGCTTTCGCAAGCGATGTAGTTCTTAGCCAGCTCGAAGATCGGGAATCGTCCGATAGCAAGGTCCCCTCGCTGGAAGTCGTGCCTTGACATGGCCTGACGCCCGAAGATCATGTCCTCAGTCATGAGGCCCGCCGTGTGAGCAAGCCAGTCCGAGCCAGTGATCTGCGAGAGGTTATTGTAGGAGGTCGGGAACTTCGTTAGAGGCTGAAGAACGTTCCCAGTACCGAATGCACCCTGAGCCGTGGAAATGGCTCGGTTCAGACCAGTTCGGCCGATCTCAAATGATGTGAACGCCGTCGGGATGTTGTTCGTGTCGTTGTACCGGCTCGTGTAGAGGGGCTGGTCAGGTAGGACGATCACGTGGTGACGGAGGTACTTGGGGTAGCCGATTCCGTAGAAGTAATCGAATGCGACAATACGCCAAGTGACACCGTTGATCGAGAAGTAGTCGCCCAGGAACATGTTGTCGAAGGTTCCGTTTCGGATCGACGTGAGATACGGGTTTACGTTGTTACCGAGGGATCCCCCTCGGAACAGAGAGTTGTGAAGACCCGCATTTCCTCGGCTAGCGATCTGGAAGAGGGTGCTAGCGTTGTTGAGAGCAGAGTTGATATTAACCAGCTTGCTCTCGTTGGTTCCGACTCGAGACTCGACGTTGGCAATCTTGAGGTTCTGAGCTGTGTCAGAGGCCTTAAGGTTGGCAACCTCAGTCGCCGTGTTTCCACCAGCCTGGGTCAGTGCGTCTCGAACCGCCTTGAACCAAGTATCGAATTCCCCCTGCAACTTGTTCTGGAGGGCAGTGAGATCGATCGTGTTTGCCGGGCCACCGATGTAAGGAGCACCATTAGAACCACCGTATCCAACTCGAGAGGAGACGTACTCCGGAGAGATCTGCCGAGCAGCCTTGAGCACCCGGATGTTTGCGAGCACCATGTACTTCTTACCAGGGGTATCCGTCGGCAGAGGAGCCTGCGGGCTACCAGAAGCCTGACCAGTAAGCACCTCAAGTCGAGCCGCTCGTACGGCCTTGTTGTTGTCAACAGACAGCACGATCGAATCGATACGGTCCAGCGAGGCGTGAGCAGCGCTGATGGACAGCTTCTCGTCAGCGGTGTTCTCTACCCAACGACGGTTCAACCAAGCCTTGCCGGATCCGACGTAGATAGCCATCTCGTTGGTCCCGGGACGAACCAGGAAGTGGTCACCGACATTCGGGAACACGCCATCCGAGATGATTCCATCAAACAGGGCACCGAACTGCTCAGCGTCGTAGACCCTGTCACCGTTAACTGAATTGTAGAAACCACTAGATAGAGGCATTTGCGAAATCTCCGTCTCGAGGCTCGATCACGATGCCGGGCCCCTTTCGTAGGTAGTTGAGACGGAATGTGTCACCCGTCCACTTGTTTCGAGAAGCCATCGAGATGGCAGGCGTCTGCGAGAAACCACTGTCGGACCAGGACTCAGTCATCTCGGTGAGTTGGGCCTCAATGGGCTGTGCGCCGTTAGTGGGGACGTAGTACATCACATCCCCGCAGACGAAGCCCTTGCGGTACTCCACGTTCGAGAAGTTGTCAATCTTACCAGACATGACGCCCAGCGGGTTGTACTTCGGGAACATGGCATCAAGAACCCAGTAAGGATACCACATCTCAGTCAAGGCCGAGACCATCTGCTTCTGAGCCTGGGTAAGTGCCTTCCAGTCCTCAGCTCGGTAGGGCTTGTGGACCTGGGTGTTGTTCCACAGGGCCTCCCGTCGATCCACCCCGTCGCCATAGCGAAGTCGGTGCTCCCTACGGTGGGTCGTACCATCAGCAATCCAGTTGTCATTCAGCTCGACGTCGCCGGAGTCAAAGATCTCGTAGACGACATTCTTCGAGTCGACAATGGAGTAGACGGCCTTGTAGTCCGTGAAGTTCTCGTTCTTGTCGGAGAGCACAATCGTCTCAACAAGGCGAGGGTGGCGGATATAGGTGTGGAAGTTTCCCTGCTCCCAAGTGACCTTGTAGTAGAGGGGATATCCGTTTGGCTTGCAGGCCTGGAGGATCTGACCGAACGGCTCGTTGAGGGGGCAACGGTCCCACACAACCCACTTTCCGTCCTGAAGCTTCTGACCAGTATCGTTCACATAGGCATACTCGCTGACCTCGGGATCACCATGGAATGTCCAGCCAGGTAAAGCCCTGGAGGCACCGGCCGCGGGACCGAGATGGTTATTAGCCATCTGCTGAGCGAACAGCTGGGCATTGAACTTCTGCTGGGCATCAGGCTTGATGAAGGTCTTGTGCTCCAGGACTCGCCAGGTGTAGATACTCTCGAGAGATCGGCCAGAATATGTGTGCTTATAGCTACCGTTGTTCTGCTGCTCGATAGCACAGGTCTCAATGACCATAACGGTATCCGTATCATCCCTCGAGATGAAGTTCCCGAGGCGGTACATAGGCACCGAGTCGGTTGTGAAGACCGCCAGCTCGAACTGACCGAAGTCGTAAGCCCTCTCGGTCCAGTTCAGTGAGATGAAGTCGTCTGGAATCTCACGTGTGTCCTTCCAGTCCAGACGGTTTCTGTAAAACAGATGCATTAGACGCCCCTATACAAGGTCTCGTATTCGATAGAGATATCCATGTCATTGGGGTTCCCGACAAACTGCAGACCAATGGTGTTGTTGCCCGGGTGGAGCTTGATCCATTGGCTCTTGATGTCGAGAACACCGGTGATAAATGACTCCTTACCGCCGGCAATGTGCTTGACGGACTTCTTGGCAGGTCGAGTGTCAATGACAAGCTGCTCTCCACGATAGAAGTCCTTGACCTTGTTGATGATCATTGCCTCGTCATAGGTCTGGTTGATCACGGTCAGGTTAGACACATTACCATTGAAGGAGAAGGTAATGACAACGCCTGTGTCAGCGTCGCCGAGGTAGTTGATGTCCTTACCAGACGAGTTGGACATGTCGCCGAAGATGAGTTCCTTGGGATTGTCCGCAGACTTGAACGGGAACTGGAACAGAGGTGTGACGTCGTTGAACCCAACGAGACCCGTGATAGACGGGGAGTTGGATCGCCAGTAAGGATCGATAGCGATCAGTGAGACTCCAATCTCCTGCCTCTCGGAGAAGATGTTCGGCTCGACAGACTCGACAATCATACTGGACTTGACGGCCACCTGGTCAGTAACCACACCGAATGTCACCGTATCCCCGACTGGGAAGTAGTGGTAGATCTTTCGGCGCTCAGTCTGAATGTCTTCCCCGACGGGGATGAGGGTGAGAACCACATTACGAGTCCCCACCCTCGCCCCCTTCAGGAATGCCCCATCAATCAGCGCATATCGCTCAAGACTGAGTTCCGTCTTGACTGGGCCAAGACCGGTAATCTCCTTGACTGCGATACCCGAGCTCCAGGGGTCAAATAGATCAAGATTGAGGGATTCGCCCCCCTTGTTGATAGATGAGACTTCGGTGATCATACAGTCAACGCGTCCTTTGCCATGGCCAGCTGCGTCTTGGTGTTGCGGTAGATGTCCGCAGCATCAAGGGCCTCTGGCGAGTTGTTCGTCTGGTTGAAGGTGATGTTTGTGGTGCCATTTTGACTGTTCTTGTCGTCGAACTTGGCATCCACAGGAATTGTAGGCCGTGCGCCATTCGCTGCGCTGAGCGTGGTGCCGATTGCAGGCATAAGGCTGTTAATACCCTTTGCCTGCTTCTCCATCTCCTCGAGATTGAGAACTGGCTTGACCTCGGGCTTGTAAGACGGGTCTTCCTCGATGAGTTCATTGACTCCCTCGAGTGCCTGAGAAAGAGCCTCATAGGCAGTCTTACCCATCCCCTCGCTGGCGTTGGCAATGTTCTCGTGCTCTGCACGAATACCGATAGCAAGACCCTCACCCATGAATCCACCGATTGTCTTCATGAGTCGGGAAGGAGAAGCGATGCCCAGGTAGCTCTTCATCTTGGAGATACCGTTCTTTGCGCCCTGAACCAGCTCTGAACCGATCTTCCAAGCCTTGGATGCGAGTCCACCGGTAACACCATCGATGATGGCCCATGCAATCTCCTTACCGACCTGACGGAATCGCGCCGAGTAGTTGTTGATCGCATCTCGGACACCCTCGAGGAACTTAAGGATGGTCCATACGGCCTTATCAATGATTCGTCCGGCATTGTTGCCGATTCCATCCAGGAAGTTGACAATCAAGTCTGAACCAGCATTGATGATGTTCTGCATGTTATCAGCAATGCCCTGGATGAACTTAGCGACAGAATCAGCACCCTTAGAGCCGAACTCATAGGCATGGTTGTCAAGCTCAGTCAGCAACGCACTAATCAGCGTGAAGATGGCCTGTACCACCAATGGAGTGTTGGCAATAATTGCATACAACAGCGCCCCGATCAACTTAGCCATAGCGACACCGACCTCTGGGGCCTTGTCGCCAAGTGTGACAATGAACGCCGTGATGGCCAATGCCAGCTGGATCGCCAGGTTCGGAAGAATCTCCGCGAGACCCTTGAGCCCATTGATCAGAACCACGAAGGCTGCTGCACCAGAGGTGGCACAGATACCCAGCACTGCCGCGAAAGCCGCCAGACCGATCGAGATCGGCAGAAGTGCAATACCGAAGGCGATTAGAACCGCCGTCAGTAGGATCAGACCGGGGGCAACCAAGTCGGCGATGAATGCCGCAGCCAGTAGAACTGCAAGCCCACCAGCAAGAGCAACCAGACCGATTGCCACCTGCATCCAGGACAGCTGCGCCAGTCTCTCGATCGCCATTGCGAACAAGAGCATGCTGCCAGCCGCAAGGGCAAGACCCGCCGCACCCTCGGTGAATGCGTCTGCTGAGGCCATAGCGAATACCAGAATGGCCAGCCCCGCCGCAAGAGCGATCATGCCCTGTGCGAGCTTGACGATATCCATCTCACCGAGCTTCTCGACGGCATAGACGAACACGACAATAGCTGCCGCCATAGCCAGAATGATTGCTGCGCCCTTACCGCTTCCTCGACTGGCGACATTCACTGCTACAGCGAGCAATGAGATAATGACGCCAATGGAGATAACGCCTTGCACCAGCTTGCCCATGTCCATGCTACCCAGCAGCCAGATAGCGGCCACTAGAATATTCACAGATACAGCCAAGGACATAAGGATTGCTGCGCCTCTACCCATGTAGGGATTCTTACTGACGATGACCATGAACCCAGCAAGGGCAGCAATGATCGCCGACAGAGCAATAACGCCCTGGAGAGCAGTCCCAGTCTTCATAGAGCCGAGCATGAATACTGCTCCAGCAAGAAGCACACATGCTACCGCCAGTCCGAGCAGGATATTAGCGCTGGGCTGCATACGCTTGGCATTCTTCTGAACTGTCTCCATGAACTGCGTTAGAACCGTGAGGATGGTCAGGAGTGCCATAACACCCTGCAAGGCAGAGGCTGGATCCATGTTACCGAGCATCTTAACCGCAACAGCCATGATGACCATTGCAACAGCCAATACCGTTAGTGTACCGGCAATACCCTGGAGTTTGTCATGGTCGATCTTCTCCATCTGCTTCATTGCGAATGTCAACATCGCAAATAGGGCGCCGAGGGCGGCGATTCCCTTGATCAGCTTTGGGAAGGGGACCAGCGACATGACAATCAGTGCCGCAGCAAGGATCAGAAGCGCGATAGCAATCTGCTTCAGTGCCTCCGCCTTGATCTGCTCGATGAAGGCGTCCAAAGTCTCAGTCAGCTTGTCGAAGAAGTCCTTCAGTTTATCAGCGAGACTGCCAATCTTGTCGAAGTTCTTCTTGAACGAGTTCATCCAGCTAGTGATAGCGACAAGAGCGCCACCACCGAGGGCCGTAAGTAGAATGCCGCCCATGTCATAAGACTTGAGGTTCTCATTAGCATTCTTTGCCGCCTCACCAATTCCACCGAACATCTTGCTGACGGCTTCCTTGACCTTGGGGGCCACGGTCTGAGTGATGAACTCCTTGACCTCGATGAGCTTCTTCTTGATAGCATCGAAGATCTCAGGAAGGTGGAGCCGATCCGCGAGCCGCTTAACATCGTCCATCCACTTGAGGATGAAGTTCTGCTTGGCTGCTTCCCCCGCGTCCTTGGCTGCCTGCGCTGTAGCTGTACCAACAGAAGCAACAGCCCCTGCGGCAGCAGAAGCCTTGCCTGTTACGTCACCTTGACCGTTCACCCAGTCTCGGAATGAGAGAGCTAGGTCCTTAACCTTCTGTCCAGCAGTATGAGCGGTATTGGAAAGTTTATCCCAAGCACTGCTATTTTGAATCTTCTGCCAGACTTCCTCCAGAGCTTCCTTGAGCTCGATGAGTTTAGCCTTAAGCCACTCGACCTTCTCAGAGATCTTCAGCTTCTCACCAAGTTCGTTGAACTTCTCTCCGAGTTTGGAAATTACTTCCTCTGTGTTGGAGATATCGCCGAAGTTGAAGCCCTTAAAGTAGTCAGACAGAGCCGCCTTCCCGGCATTTAGTTTGGCCTTGAGCTTGTTGCCAACACTCTGGCCGAACTCATGGAGCTTGTTCTTCGCCTTGTCGATGCCGTTATGGAGGGCTTCCATTGCGGCAGAGAACTGTTGGCCGACAATAGAATTCTTAAGCGCGTCTTTTACGAGACCGAACTTCGAAGACAGGTCCTTAAGGGTCTCTCCGACCTTGGTCACCTTTGTGCCCACATCGAGCCACATGATGAAGTCGTGAATCTTCTCAACGACCCACTTAATGGCCTTGCCGAGCAGATCGATCGGAGGAAGAAGCAGTTTGAGTAGCTTACCCCCAATGTCGAGCTTAGTAAACCACTGATCGAACCAGAAGATCACCTTGCCAAGGACCTTGGTTACCTGGAATATGCCGGAATTGAGTCCAGTAACTGCCGGAAAGAACGCCCCAATTATGTGCGCAGCAACAGTAAAGATGACCTGTCCGACCTCAGAGATTACCGTCCACAGGATGTGGAACACTGAGAACAGACCCTGGAACGTCCACTGCAATTTATCAGCGAAGTTGTCCGTGATGATCAGTTTCTCAGTGAAATCGGCGAAAGCCTTTACGATTCGATACAAACCTTCAGGAGAAGCATTGAGGAATACCTTGCTAAAGGCCTGGCCGACCTGCCCAAGAACCTTAACGGTGGCCTTGAACAGATTCAGGAGGGATCGAAGGATCTCCTCTCGACCGCCCAGAGCGACGAACCCCTTGAGGAAGTCGTTTCGAGCCATGGACATGTCGTTGATGACTCCGCCAACCCAGTTTCCGACAGCAGTAAACAGCGTCTGTGCCTGGTTAAAGTCACCGATCAGGATTCGCCAAGTCTCAGCCCATCCAGATCCCATGGCTTCCTGCCAGGTACCGATCATCTGGGTGAATGTCCGAATCTGGGTAGCCGAGTCCCCGGCTCGCTGGGCCAGATCCTTAAGTCGAGCGGCCTGTTCCTCAGAGTAACCCATCTCCATGATCTGAGCTTCAGATAGGTCGTTCGTCATGACCTTAAGAGTCTGGAGCATGACCTCGGAGGTGAGCCATCCTTCCTGCAGTGAGAGCCTGAAGTTTCCCTGCTTCTCGATGGCCGCGTCAACACCGGTATCCATGATTCGAGCAGTTTCGATCAAAGCATCCTGGAACTGCTTACCGGCAATGCCGGCGTGCTCGAGAGACATCCAGTCCTGTAGCTTAACCACACCAGAGCTCATGGCCTGAGCAAGCTGGTATGTTGCGCCAGCAGCCTGCGTGGCATTTGCCCCAGAGAGGGCTGCCATGTTAGAGAAGCCCTTAACGGCGTTTGTCGCGTCATTCAGACCAATACCAGCGACCGTGAATGTACCAATCGAGTTGGTCATCTCAGTGAAGTTGTAGATGGTCTTGTCCGCATAGGAGTTTAGTTCATCCAGTGCAGCGTTAACCTCGTCCAACGTGGTACCATTTTGACTAGTGTTAGCCAGAATGGTCTGGACCGCGTTAATCTGGGTCTCGTACTCCTTGAAACCATCGATTGCTGGCTGGACCATCTGCTGAAGGATGGATTTACCTGCGTCGATAGCCGCTGCGCCGATTCCACCAAGAGCTGCCACGCCGATTCCCTGCATGACAGACATGTTCGAGGCGGCATCGACAGCAGATCGAGCCAAATCACCTAGAGTGGTGTTCCTAGCGATCTCACCGACTCGCCTCAGTCCGTCTGCCGCGTTGTCCATCTTCAAGGACTCACGGAGTTTGTCCATGCTGGACGCAGATTCCCGGATGGCGGACAGGAACTGCTTGTTATTCATCTTGAGCGAGACTACCCGCTCATCAATAGTTGCCACTATCTAGTGACCTCCTTCCAGGCCTTCTGAGCTATCTTGTCGAAGACCGGTCTGATAGCAGGATTGATGTAGTCTCGACCAACGACGTAGCCGCCATTGCGGGTTCCGTGGCCGTATTGAATGAGTACGGCGATGTTGGCACCTTTATTTACGTTCGAATTCGTCCAGGTAATCTTCCAGTTGTTACCTTTTCGAGTAACTTCATAGTTCCAGGACTTGGAAGTAAGGCCCGACCTGGAGGGGGTCGCCGCTGCGAGAGCAGAAACCCCCTCCTTGCCGAACTGATTCATGATCAGAGCCAGGTCGAGTTTGGTCATTCTGTCAAACCAGTTTCTGGTCAGCTTCCATTCGCCCTGACTCTCGATCGTGATCATGATTCTCCTAAACTAGACTCTCGGTTAGGATGTTCGCTACACCAGAGACCATACATCCCGCGGCGCCCTTTTGCATTGCTTGGTTGTACTGGTCCCTTGTGGCACAGATGTGCGCCCAGACAGGTTTACCCAGGGCAAGGGTCTTGGTCCAGGTCTGTTGGTCTGCCTCGAAGGACATTCCGAGGTAGTCCCAAGGCCCTGCCCACCCATTCAGCCGCCCATCAGCGACGTGCTCTGGGTAAGAATACCCCCAGCACTTCCATCCATCGGCCTTCCACTGGTTTACAAGCCAAGTGGCGTCAACGGAGAACTTCCAGATGATCCTGTTCTTGGCGTCAGATGGAAAGAACTGCTTCAGCTCTTGCCATTTAGCCGCCGAGTACTTCGGATCCAGGACTGTGATGTGACTCGACCCGTATGCCCGGAAGTAGTCTTCGACCTTCATGATCGGTTCACCGACAGTCTTGAACTTTCGGATCTCGTCCCAGGTCATTTCCGTGACGGGGGTATTCGGCGCAGTTGGATCAGTACGCTGAAGGGTACGATCATGGTTCAGGAACCAGATTCCATCCTTCGAGCACTGACAAGACACCTCAAGGGCTCCGGCTCCGAACATGACGGAGTTTGTATAGGCTCTTATTGATGCCTCGGGCCAGCTTACTGACCCTCCACGATGAGCCACAAGGAATCCCTTAGTGATCATCATAGTTCCGATGTCAGGATAGCCCTTAGGGACGGCTCTCATATGAGCCGGAGTCTCGGAATCGTCAGCCTCGAATACTGTAACGATCCCTCGTTCTGCTCCGACGACCTCGACCGTGGGATTAGTTTCCTCCTGGGCCGCCGCATCGATCATCGGGGTCAAATAGACCCAAGCCCATGCGGTCGCATTGGGAATCCCAGTGATCTTTTCTGTCTCGCCGACGAGAAGTGCAGACCAGGAACCAGTCGTGGAGTTCGTACCGGCGTTCCACTTGTTCTTGGTGGTTCGCCAGTCTGTCAGAGGGGTACTCTTGTTCCCATGGTACTGCCCGGCGACCAATCCGAGACGCTTCGGATCGATCTCAGGAAGCCCGGCTTGCCAGGTATGGATGTCGAAATCCTTGACGCCACGAACGATGATCATCAGAGCACGCTCTCTAGCGCCAGAGGATACAGTTCCCCCAAATTGTACGCCTAAGGTATCCTGAGGACGGGTCACCTTCTTAACCGCGACATAACCTGATCGGCCAGCAGCATTATTCTGCATAGCGACTACCCAACCAGCAGGAGGACGAGCAGCAGTATTGCCAAACTGCGAAGCGTAGAACACCACAGCTAGGTCTCCCCACTGTGACGGAGCCATCAGATCGGGCATGGATCCGCCCATTCCTTCACCAACAGCCCGAGAAACGAACTCGATTCCCTCAGGAGGAGTAGGGTAGACCTCGAGACTGTGGATCAGAATGTCGTGGCCAGTTGACGGTACCTGAATAGACGGCAGCCATAGTGGATACTGACTGTCCGGCAGAACTATGTCGAGATCGATCGTTCGCTTAGTGCCAGCCGGTAGACGTTTAGTCTCGATGACCTCTTGAAAGATGTTCTCTTTCTTGTCGTTTAGCCGACTTGCTCGTAAGACTAGGCGATTCTCGTCACCAGAGGTGTAATTCAGAGTAAATCGGAACTTCTTCTGGAGAACCGGAATGGCGTGCTGGTCGTATGGTGTGGTTGAGGAGTTTACATTAATGTACGCTCCATCGCCATCTCGTCGGCCGTTGCCAAACCACCACGTTCCCAGAACCGGGAGCATGCTGGCCATTACCGAGCTCTCCTCACAATTACTGTTCCGGCAGGAGTTCCGGCAGGAACCGGATCATCCTTACCAAGAACAAGGATCTTAGACCCATCAGAGGTCATGCCATCGACTCTAAGCTTGAGTTCGAGGTATCCCTTGATCCAGGGGATGATGAGCTCACGGATCTTCTCGCCAGGCGGGTTGGCGTAAGGATTGCCAACTGGGGCCCATTGACCACCATTTTGACCGTCCTCGGCAAGAACGCCGTCGGTGACGTAGACGTGTCCGATTCCGAGCGAGTCAAGCTTCTGAAACACCTCTCGGTAGTTCAGAGAGTTCGTTGTGTGTACGGTAGCCCACCAACGAGTCGACGGGTACTCGGCCATGTGGGCCGGAAGAATCGGAGTCTGCTCGTCATTCGTCAGGAACTTCTGTGCTGTGCCTTCATACATCATGCAGACGTTGAAGTCAAGCTTGCACATCTCCTCAGAGATGTTGGCTCCGGTGTTGATCCCGATGACGAAGTTGAATCCCTCGTTGGTACGGATCGTGTCGATGAGATCCTTATACCATGGGACTCGAGCGGCCTGAGTTCCCCAGCCGTTGATGACCTCGTCAAGGAAGACTCCCTGAACGAGATCGCCATACCACTGCTTAGCCCGCTTGAGCTGTTCGAGGATGTATTCCTTCGAGAACTTGTCTGGGTTTGGGATTCCGGCTCGACCAGGATCGTCATGCCCGAGACTTGCTGCGCCGTACTGGGTCTTGATGTAGAACAGGATCTTCTTTGCTCCAGCGGCAAGAGCCAGCTCAGCCTGCTTCTTGAAGTCCTTCTCGTAGGCTTCCCAGTCCCCGCTGTTGCGGTTCATGATAACGTATCCAAGCTCATCACGGAACTTGAGAGTCTGCGCCCACTTTGAGAACTGTCCCGGCTTTCCATCCTGGTAGTAGTCCGGCCAGTAGTAAGTTACTGGTGAGTAGTATCTAGCACCCGTCTGGAACGGGTTCCGGTTCTTTGCGACGAGAGCATTCGTAGCATTCAGGTCGACCCTATCCGCTTTTGTGGCCAGTTGGGAGACGTCCGCCTTCTTAGCAAGCGCTGTAGTAGCAGCCGACTGGGAGTAGTAGGTCAACGCGGCATTCGTATTTGTCAGGAACTTTGCATTGAGCGCTGCTTCCTTCAGATACTCTGGAAGGGATGCTGCTCCTCCAGCCTGTCCAGGAGGTCCTGGGTCACCCTTCGGACCAGGATCTCCCTTGGGCCCGGGGTCACCCTTTGGTCCTTGAAGACCCGGGGCACCGTTCTTACCAGGAGGTCCAGGAGGACCAACAGGTCCTACGCCCCCACCGCCTCCGCCACCACCGAAAGGGATTGGGGCGATCTCATCGGTGGGATCGGCGGCCATAATGTCAATCTCTCCGCCCTGGGTAAGGGCCAAGTGCTTGACAAGGTCAATCCCGGGAGAGTCAACATAAATAGTGTGGGTCCAGGCGCCAGAGGGGGTCACTCCAGCACCCGGAGCCAACACCTCAACATTGACAGCACCAGCCTGGTCTGTCCGAACAATATGCTCTCGCATACCAACTGTGACCCCGTTGACAGTCGCCGTAGCGCCGACGACATCAGGAATGATTCGGACAATTGCCCGACCCTTTTCTCCTCCCGGGATGGTCCCGGTTAAAGTGCAGTATGGGGCTGCCATTGTTTAGCCTCCTACGGCTGTTCAGCGCGATCAAGCATCGCGTTTACTCGAGTGTTTGTGTCGGGGCCATATACACCGTCGACCTCAGATCCAACGGCACGCTGGACGTTCTCGACGGTCTCGTCGTGGGCTTCCTCGGATGCCTCGCCCCAGATTCCATCCTGCTCAGTTCCGACAACGGACTGAGTGAACTTAACGCCGAAGGGGAAGGTCTTCCCTCCCCACGAAGAAGCGCAGGACAGGGCATAGCACCGAGAACGGGTGTTTGGACCGGCGACATTGTCGGGGTTCGCCCGAACGGCACGCTGCAGGGCTCGAATGTCGGCAGGACCAGACTTGGCTCCGCCGTCAGAGTATGCAGGACGGATCACATAGGCGATCGATTCGCTACGGACACGCCGCCATACACCATTACCGGCACTCTGGGATCCCCAGTCACCGGAAGAGGTGTTCCCCTCGATAGTCTGGAGCGTACCGCCTCCCAGATTCTTCTCGACGAATCCCACATGGTCGGTTCCTCCGCCGTCCCAATTGAAGATGAGGACATCTCCCGGCTGGGCGTCATAAACTGACACGAAGTAAGCTGTGGGGTGCTCACGGACCTTGTTAACGGTATAATCTGTGTTGAAAGAGAACCCGCCAATAGCGTCAATCTGCCCGCACTCGTCCAGGCACATGCTAACGAAGAGCATGCACCACCACACAGAGTCGGACGGTCCAGCAAGCCACTGTTGTCCGGTTCGAGCAGCCCAGTAACGACCGGCTTCGGATCCAGGCTGGGGGTCATCTGGAGCATAGTATCCAATCCTCGCCGCAGCTCGAGCGAGGACCTGCTGTGCAACGCTCACTGCATCACCTCAGTAGTCTGGGACACGTGAATGTCCTTGTCTTCCATAGGGTCAGTGCCGATGTGAGCCTGCGGGGCGAATGCCTCGTCAGGGAACTCTTCGTGCTTTCCCATAATCATCCCTTCGAGCCAAGCGCTTGACGCCTAGCTCTGTTCAAATCCCGGTTCCTCGACAGGATGTCGGACCGGGACATCTTCTTCTCGGGCTGATTCTTCTCGTTGCAGACTCGAATCAGCGTTAGTAGACGGCTCAAATGCCAGGTTTCGCACTCGAATGGAATCTGGCAAGCGATCATCCAGTAGTAGATCAGCTCCGAGGATGTGTACTCCCCAGAACCGTCCTTGTCGCCCTTCTTGACGAAGGTAGTTGCCGTCTTTGTGTCGGCCATGTAATTGCTTACACGTTCGATTTCACTGGCGGGGAGTCTATCCAGAAGCTCACGATCGTATTTCTCATCAATGATCATGCACTCGATGTAGAGGAGCATCTCCTCTGGAGTGACATCTTCGTTGCCGATGAGGTGTTTATGGGTGATCGACTCCCATTTTGACAGTGCGATCAGGTTGTGCTCCAGGTGTAGTTCTCCGCCGGGCAGGGAGACGAATGACTGTGTCTCCTCGTCAAACCCCTCGACCTCA